AACCATCTCCCGTGTAACTAACTGCACCGCTTGCATCGAGCATGTTAATTTGGCAGTATGCATTGGTTCCAGTTCCCGTTGCCGTGACTGTCACTGAACACTTAAACCAACCCGTAGAACCGATAGCTGTAATACTGTGACTGTCTGCGGACCCAGCGGAAAGCGTGCTGGTGGCTGCTGTTAAATCGAAAGTGACCGTTGCGATCGCTGACGTTGCTGCGGCGACTATCTGAAACTTGGTCCTCCCGTTCGCTTTTGCGTAAGTTGTGAACGAATAACTACTACCGCTGGTCGAGGGGAAATAGTCAAAAACTGCATGCATACTGGCGGATGAATTCTCTATCAACGCTGTCGCTGTGCTGGTTCCGTCCGGGGCAGCGTTGTTTGCGCTTGGGGTCGTTGCTCCGGATTTTGTCCATGCGCTTTGCGACAAGTCGTTGGAATACGGGAGCAGATTCTCTGAACTCAGATGCTTCTCATTGGACCAATAATGCACAGCACTTGGCGCCGCATATGTGGGCGGCGTGTCTGTCCTCGAAAACGAAATACGACTGTCGAGCTTGCCCGAATTAGCAAAGTCTAGGTTGAGGCTGGCCCGCTGTTGTGGATAGGAATTTGAAATCGACATAATTTTTAAGAGACAATTTTAAGAGTGCCAGAGTCATTCCAGACGCTGCCGCTTTCTGACGGTGCGGAGGTTGGGAGGTTCGTTAGTTTTAGCGTTGCCAGTGAAGTTCCCTCGGAACTTTGAAATGCGAGGTCGCCCAAGAATCCGCAGAGTGGAATGTCTTGTGGTTGCGTGCCGATATTTCCTATCTCCAGATTTATCTGGGCTTGCGAAAGAGTCGTAGCCCCGGTTCCACCCTCACCGATTTGCTTCGTGCCGTCTGTAACTTTTACATAACTGCTGCCATCATAAACAGCTTGGTCGCCTACAGCGTATGAGCCGAACGCGGTCTGGATGACGTAAAAGTCGCCTTGCGTTGTGCTCGTTAAATCCCCGGATGAGTTTGCGACACCAACGAAATTAAGTCCTTGAGAAAGTGTGTCTGGAACTTGACTTGGATCGAGTTTGTTATCGGATGCGAGTGTCGCAACTTTGTATGTGCTCGGTGCCGCTACATAATCACCAGCAACTTCGGATTTAAGTTCCGAGTATGAAATGCGGCGAGTCCCGGCGCTTGAGCTGTCGATGATTAACTCATCAGCATCCGCCAGTGTGTTCGCGTTGGGAAGATCTTTAACTCTTACGTTAGCCATGGTCTTTTATAATTAAGTTTGATCCATCAGTCAGATTGTGACCGGTGTCGGTAATAATGAAATCATGCTCGTGCAAAGTCGCGTGCGACCGGAGCATAAAAAACAGCATGAACCACTTTCTCATTACTCGTGATAAAGGATTGCCGTCCCACTACTCAGCGTGACTGATGTTGCATCGATCCGGATTAAATCTCCGGCTTGAATGTTGACGCTTCCGGGGAACCCGGTCAGTGCTCCGGTGTATGCGCTGACAGTGATATCGCTGACAGCTTTAATGTAGTTTATGTTCCCGGTGTGAGCAGATGTGTCTGCTACCCACTCGCCGCGACCGTTCATGAAATCTCTCATAATTCCCAGACTCGCTTTACTTGTTGTTTAGAAAATTTACTGTTCCAACCTCTGTTCTCCAGCCGGTTATAACCTCGCCGCATTTGTTCTTTTTGGTCGGGCAATTGCGCTCCGGTATGCATGCGAAAACCCTCTGGCTCGGTGATACGTTTCCATGTGGTTCCACGGTCGATAAAAGTCGTTGTGCCTATAGGTTTGTTTGCTTCGGCCCGGACCCCGGATTCGTTTTCAAATGTGTAGGTTGGCATTATTAACGAGGGGAGGTTTCCCTCCCCTCAGTGCGTATGATTACAGTTGCGCTCCTTCGAGCATTGCGAGCATCCCCTCCCGATCCGAAGTCGGCTCAGAAGGTTCGTCACCGGCAAGGTCCACTCCGTTTGCCGTGTTTGCGTAAACGGAAACCCCTCCCTCACCTATGGACTCCACCGTGCCTTCAATAGTTACGGAGACAGTGTCCCCGGATTGAGGCATGACTTGTTCTTCACCATCCATCATGGCGACCGACTCGGTTGGTATGGTTATGCTAAATGGCATAATGATTAAGCACTATATCCGGTCTTGGAGTAGACACGAGCGACATGCTTAGGTTGAATTGTTTTTGCTGCGAAAAACGATTTGAAACCGACAAGAATCTTCTGATTCAAAGGATCACCTTTGTCAGCGCCATTGACGATGTAGACCTTCGGACTGTATGTGCTCTGGCTGGAGAGTTCTGGAACTCCGTAGGCTTGAGCCCCGATAACAACTGACCCGTAAGTGTCACCACCAGCGGCATAGGTGTATTGAGAAGCTGAGTCATTCGCAATGAATGGCTCGGTTGTTTCAATAAATCTTACACCGTGCATGCGACCGATCTCACCACGCAATCGAGCTTGTGGCTCGGCGTAATGATGAGCTTCTTGCCACTCCGAATCAGCCAGCAAATCACGTGCTTGCTGAGGACCAACAACAGCAATAAATCCTCCGTCAAGAGGAGTTGCAGCATTGATCTTTAAGGCCGTCGCCGCGTCGAGCCAGTCACTTGCGTCAGCCGCTGTGATGCTGGTTCCCCAAGAAGTTGTAGATCCAGAGAAGATGTCAGTGACGTTGGTAACGTTGCTGAACAACTCGGCTCGGATGATGCTGTCTAAGTGTAAAGCACTGTCGCGACCGATACGCAATGTGGCTTGCTCAATGTTGTTGAACAATGCGGTTGCATCTGCGATGTCAGAGATGCTGAGAACTTGACCATACTGCTCCAAGTCGACCTCAACTTTTTCGAGCTCCAGTGCCTTGGTCGTAGGTGTGCTTCCCTCAGTCAACTGAGTCACGTTTGATGAATCCCCTTCCAGATAACGGAAGAAGGTCATGTTGCGACCACCACCCTTGGCGGGTAGAGGTGACTTCATTGCGAACTGATCAAGAACAACTGTTTTTTCAATCGTGTCTAGTAGTTCACGAGAGAAGTAGTCTTGCATTGCTTGGCTGATGTCATTTGTTCCCCCACCAGCACTTGTGGACATTGTTGTGTCTGCCATAATATTTTACCTTGATGCAGAGCGTGTCATCTTCAGTATCGCTTCCCGTTGTTCATTGCGACTCATGTCTTCAAATCCCTTCGGGCCCGATCTGCGAGGGACATCGCTCGTGCCTAAATTTAATTTTCGTTTATAACTGTTTAACTCTTCAGTGAGTTTTCGATTCTGCTCTTTAACCGTTTCAAGTTTCTGCGAGTTGACGTAATACTCGGCAACCTCAACAGCATCTCGAAACCCAGTTGAGTAAGTCGACAAAGCGGGTTTGTTTTTGAGTAAATACTCAGTCGCTTTGTAAAGCTCGCTATCATGATCGTTAAGATCCGGCTTCGCTTTGACTATCTCGTTCACGGAGTCTGCCCATTCCTTCTTGAATCTATTTACCTCAAGCGTTTTGCTCGCGTTTTCTCGCTTCTCTCTTGCCTCCTTAGCCATTTTGATAGCCTCGTCTGCAAGCTCGGGTTCACCTTGGTCTCGGAACCTTTCAGCTACTGCCTCGTATACATCGGGCGTTGCTTCATCTCCTCCACTGGCGATCTGATCCGCAAGTTTTACGCGATCTTCTTCAAGTTGTTTTTGCGACAACTCAAAGTCTTCCTTCATCTTTTTGAGTTGCTCTTTTTCTTCGGATAGCTTTTGCCAAGTTTTTGCTTGGCGCGCTTCCGCTTTTCTGAGCTTCTCGTATTTTGATTCTGTTTTTGCATCGACTTCTGGTTCATTTGATTCAATCTCGGTTTGAGATTCATCCGTCTGAGTCTGTTCGTTTGCAGCGGGTGACTCTTCCACTGTAGTTGACTCTTCCTCTGGTTCAGCAGTGGGCGACTCTGCTTCATTTTCGCCCGAAATGAGACGCAGCATTGCGTCCCGATCCATCGTTTCAGTCATATTCGTTTTCGTTGTCAGCATCCGTCAGCAGTCCATTCGTGACCAACGTATCCAGAGCGGCAATACCGTCCCTAAAACCGGCGGAATATCCGACATTGTAAGAGGCTTTTTCAGCGCCTTGATCCACCGTTAGCATTGCTTGCTTGGTGATCCATACAAAAATTACCCTTTTAAGTTTCTGTCCCACTCGGCTGCTGAGGAACTGGTGCAACAGTTCCGCTTCCTCCCGAGTCCACTCCGGGCTGGATGCCCCCGGAACCATTCTGTTCAATCGGCGCATCGACCGGATTAACTTCATTAATCGCATTTGATACTTCTTGTATTTCTAGGGTGAGTTGTTGAGCAGCCTTGCCGTCTTGCTCGCGGAATTGATCCATGTGAGCGGTGATGTGCTCTTGGATGCGCTGCAATTCAATCGGATCTGTCTGAGCGTTTTGAGCACGTTTGAGCGCAAGATAATCAAGCATCGTTTTGACGTGGGTTGCGTGATCATCGCTCGGTTTTACTTGAGCCGGGAACCCGATCCTCATGACTGACAGCTCGACAGCTTGATCCTCCGCTTGATTGGCTACTTCGATACCGGGATCTGTGAGTAGTCGTTTAACAAGCCCACTGTCATCAGCCTCAAGAACAGAGCGTCGAAGCTCGACTTGATCGATGTGCGGATCGTTCGCAAACATCTGAAAACGTGCGACAGCTTTCTGAAAGTGAAACTGCTTGTTAACACCGTCAGCACTTCCGCTGGGAACGATGTCATACGCCTCATGGATTGCTGACTGAGGGATCTGCTCAAGTGTGTCGAGGTAATAGTAATTAAGACTGTTGCTGTCGAATTGAGTGAGCAGTGACCAACACTGACGGTAGAGATCTCCCAAAAATAAACGGAACGTCCGCATGCGTAGATCAGCCGATTGTGTAAATAAATTACCAATGGCTGAAATCTCTGTTGCTGTTCTCCTCTGATTATTATCGAGGGTCTGGGAGATCCCAAAGTCTGGTGTGCTAACACGTTGTTGCGCCATTTCCCGATGCATCATCATATGCTGATCAAATGATATCGGTGGAGTTGGCATTGGGATCGGCTGAATATCTTCCGGTAAAATTTGACCGGGCTGGAAACGTAGGTTTGCCGTGTTGGGGAGTGCACGAGTGGACCGGAAGAGTGGTCTGTTATAGAGACTCATCGTGTCATTCTTTTCATTAAGCAACTTGGAAAGCGATGCCTCAAAGACAGCCACAAGCTCAGTCACTCCACGAGGTGAATACCACCCAGCATCCTTGTGCTCATACTGACAACTGACGAACGGAGGCTTGCCGTGGTTGTAAGGAACCTCCATGGGAGGTCTCACATCAAATGTAAGATCACTCGGGCAGTAAGTGTAGATCGTCCACGTCTTGTCATCGTTCTGGACGTATGTTTCCCAGATGACAATGATGTTGCTGTCATCGTCAACGACACCTTCCCTCTGCTTTGCTATCTGATGACGGTTGTCGTCACCTCGGTCTTTCCCGTTGCCGCCGGTAACACGTTCAATGAATTTCTCGTCTTGTTTGAACCCAGCTTTCCTACGATATGAGTCCGGTGAATAATGCTGGATGTGCGTTACCCGATCAGCAGATTCAATGTCCTTGCAATAGCTCGGGACAATAAGATGCATTGGATCGACGTTCTCAAAGTTTAGTTGATTTTTGTCGAGGTCGTAAGTGGTCTTGAGGATTCCTCTGCCACTGAGCAGCATGGTGTCAATCGTCGAGATGATCTCGGTCTGTAGATTAGACCGTTGCTTTAAACGGTAATCCATCCACTGACTGGCAGCGGTGGTTAAGGCTGCTTGCTGCTGCTTGAGGGAAACAAAACTTGCGACCGTATCAAGCGCGAACAATTGCTGAACGTAATACGGTTTAAGGTTGGTGATAATTGTATCTGAAAGCGGGAAGTGAGCGTCAGATGCACCGGGCCATGGCTTAGTCTTTCGACGCAAACCGTGATGCCGCATTTCATAAAATTGACGCTGCCTCGTCTCCCATTGAGTTCGATCATTGAGATCGTTGGCAGATTTGGCGTAGAGATCCGAGTAATCCATTAACTCGGCATTGCCTCACCAAATGGATTTATTCAATCCAGCATTTACCCTTTTTACCCGCAATCAAAACCTCGTCGATTGTCATCAGTCGTTTCAAGATTCATTCCGGAAAACATTTCTTCGATGGTAGGCTTTGCGAACGTCTGCATGTAGTCATGTTCATGCCCGAGTCCTACTGCCATGCAAACCGCATCAGCTCGATCCGGCGATGACAGCCCACGACTTTTCATCTCGCCTTTGGTTTCCAGCTCAAGCTTGCCGGATTTATTCGCGCGACATCGTCTGCTGGTCAGTTGTGCCATTAATACCTCGTCATCATGTGGGAGGATAAGTTCATTCTTCTCGATCAGCCGAGCTGTCGAATACCACATCTCAGCGGCGAGATTGGAAAACTTCTCCGGATCGCGTGCTCGCGCTCCAAAATTTATCCGGTTTACCGCCCATCCAGCATCTCGCAAAGCGTCTGCCATTGGGCGACCTAGTCCACCCTCATCACAAAAAATGTTCTCGGGCTCTAGTCCGCTTTTAGTAAACTCCACAACAAAGCGACCAACACTCGCCATGGTGTCTTTGTCAGTCCATGAGACGATCTTCTTGATTTTATTACCCTCACGAATCGCGATAACGTTCTCGTCATTGCCTCCAGCAAAATCGACCCCGGCAACCATTCTCCCCGCTTCTTTACGTGGAGGATTGTGCAAACAGTTTTGGTAGCTGTCATAGTTCACGAGCAGTGACTCATCGCTTGTTTGCATGAACTCACCGAAGATCATTGACCTTACAAGCGGATGATCTTCACCCCACTTGTGGATCTGCTGATCAATCCACACTTTTGGTATGTGAGGACAATCGAAGCTTGTGACGGTGTGAGTCTGGTAAAGGTCAGTGTGTCTCGTGAAAATTTTATGGAACTCCCCGGAGTTGCCTCCCGGTGATGACATGACAAGCATGCGGTTGGGTTGGCAACGTTCGATAGCTTGAAAGATGCCGTCTTTGACTGACTTGGCCTCATCAACAATGATCAGCAAATTGTCAGAGTGCCAACCCTCAAATCTGCCGGGATCGTCTGTTGAGAAACCAACGATGCGTGAGTTGAGATCACGTATCCGCAAATCAGTTTGATTAATCTCAATTCCAAGATCCTTAACTTTGTTCGATAGCGTGCGGATCGTCGGCCATAACTGCTCCTTGACTTGACGGTAAACCCCCGAGGTGGTCACGCAGACGCTATCGGGAAACATCAAGGCATGCCACAAAGCAGCCGGTGCCGCACACATGGCTGTCTTGCCGGAACCATTGGCCGCCTTGAGTGCAACTCGCGAACCCGAAGCATCGAGATCACCGAGGACACGCTTTTGCCATTTGTATAGATTGAGCCCAAAGACCTCCTCAGCAAACCGGTCCAAGTGGACTAGCGATCTATCGACCGAGGCTTTTTGTTTTTCAGTAAGTCTGACTTCTTTTTTGTGAATTGGCATTACAATGATACTCGGTTAAGTCCTCGCTCCACTTGGTTTAACACTGTTTCAATAGTCGGTGTTTGCTGAAACAACGGAACCTCGCACATGCGGCGTTGCTTTGACTCGTCATGAACCAAGTCTACCAACCTATCAAACTTTTCGGATGTGCTTTTAAAATTTGCAAGGTTGATGCAAGCGTCCTTGTTCAGATTTTTCATGTCGGTGTGTCCGTAATAAATTGGAATTGTCCCCGAAGCTTTTGCCTCTACTATTTTCTCGGTGTGGTATCCGGGATAGAGACGGTTTTCAAACGCAAGGTTGTATTTGGTTTCAAGCATGGTTAACCATTTTGTTTTGTTGGTTGTTGGTTTCTTTCCAAACAACTTTCCATGCCCCTCCACAGCAAAACCCATCACCTTAAGTCGATCTGGAAAGCAATCTCTCAAAGGACCGTTTGCTGACCAAAAAGCTGTAAATGTTTTTCTTCTGGCTTGCTTAACCGGGATAACATTATCGAGAAGCTTAGGGGGGATAAGGAACTCTGGGTAATGTCTGTCGATCTCATCAAACCAGTTAATCCATGATAGGTAGCACGGAAAGTATGCGTTGACCTCTGAATCCGGATCGTGCGTGAAACTGAAATCAAGCTTGGGGTGCTTTGGACATGGAGATTCAATTGTGTAAAACCATTTCGCGCAATCAAACATCTCCCATGTCATAGCGTTACCAAAAGCTTTTGTGATTACTAAGTCTGGCGACCTACTACAAATGGAAACGTTTTCTCTTAACCGAATTAAACTTTGAAAAAGAATGTTGTCCCGGTTATGCCACTTGTAGTTAGTGTCGATAAAGCAAACCTTCATAACCGAAACGCTGCAAACTCTCCTACAAGTTCGTCATGAGCTTCAACCGCGACACAAAAGCCTTCATTCTCAAGGTATCTTTTTAAGTCACCGATTGTGTATGCATATTTATTGCCTTGATGGTCCGTATGCTCACCCTCTCTTCCGTGATGGTATTCACCGACGATGCCGCGAACAATGCCCAGCATGCGTGACGTGTAGAGGACCGGAAACTCGCTCGATTCGATATCAATTTTTAAAATATCAACCGGGCCGGACTTTGTTAACACATCATCGAGCCCAATGGATTTTACCTCAAAACCTATTCCAGTTGATTCAAATACTCCCCCACCTCCAGTGTTTGTTGCGTCAAAATCATCATGCCAGTAAACATTCTTGACCGGACTTCTGGACTTCCATACTGCGAGGTTGTTGATCTTTACGTTCTCATACCCCTCCACGTTCTGTTTCAGCACATCAAAGTTTTCGCGCCACGCTTCATAGGCGTAAACCATCTTTGCTCCGGACTCAGCAGCCTTGGTCGTAAACCCTCCAATGTGCGCCCCAAGGTCAATAATAACTTTGCCTTCAAAGTCATTGACCGGATAGTTTCTAGCCTCCTCCCAGATTTCAGAGTCCCATGTCCCTTCTCTGAAAACCGGGATATTAATATCCATACGGATGAACTCCGAAATACTTGTTGATGACATTTTCATACCCCTCAACCATTCTATCGTAAGTGTATTTGTGTGCGTGGACTGTAGCTGTCTTCGCTTTTGCCCGGATCATTTCCGGTCGCTTGTAAAGCTGTCGCATGATCGCG